ATTCAGGGGGCCAGTCTACATTCGCTCACTACAGCTTATCCAACCATCCGGAGTTACCGGAGAGTTGCCTGATAGCGCATTACGCAATCGCTCCAGCTTCACGTATTCCTGAACCCTGTTTCCGTCGCATGCCTGAAGCCATTGCGCAGTCTTTTGCGCATCAGTGTGAAAGGCACAAGTGCGACCGTCATCAAATTGCATTTCGTAGAGGTCAGCAACTTGTTCAAACTGCGTGTGTTGTGACTTGTAAGTTTGGCTTACAGGTTCGGCACCATGAAGCATGGCGTCGCTCCGCTCTATGCCATCCAGCGCGATTCGCAGTGCCTGAATTGTGGTAGAGCTATCGTTTGGGGCTATTCCATATCGCTCGAATACAGCTAAATGGTTGCGCATAATCTCAGGCGTAAGATCTTTGTAAGCATAAGCAAGAGGCTCTGATGCATTATCCGGCACAACCGACGCAGGCGCGGCAGCATAAACAGGAATAACGTCCGGTTGCTCTTTATTGCTTTCATCCGTTAAAGCCCAGAATAATTTCCCGGCCGGATGTTTGAAAATATAAGCAACTGGTTCTGCTTCCAGCGATGCCAGAGCAATTCGTGCCAGTTCTTCCGCTTCTTCTGCTGGCAGTACAACGTTGCTACCAGGTCCGTATGTTTCGCGCCACTGCTTGATTGTCAGCAGTCGCTCTTTGGTAATAGTGGTCATGTGTTAGTCCTCTGTAGCAGGTGATACGCCGTAGTTGCATTCTTCATAGAATATGTCTCTGCCTATTTCTTCGGCATCCTCTGGCGTGTCTGCTTCAAACTCAACAACCTTGCAATCATTAAATCCTTCGATAGTCACGATGTACTTAGCCATATCACTCTCCTTTGATGCGAATGTCAGCGGCGCGTGGCACATTAACTTCCACGATGCGCACTGTTGGTTTGTACATCTCAATCGCTGTCAGCCAGTCAGCTCCTGTCATGCGCTTTTCCGCATCGCCATTAGTCCACTGAACCGGTACACCAATAGCCTTCATCGCGATTTCTATTTCCCCGGCAATGGCGCTTTTTCCGCAACCAGTAAAACCAGATACAACGACAAGAACTTCGCCTTTGGCTGGTTTTATTTCCCGTGCTTCCAGTTCTGCAATGCGCTTCTCTGCTGCTTCCAGCTCAACGCGCAGCTTTCCTACCGTTAGCGCAATTTCCTCGTTCTCCTGGTCGCGGCGTTTGATGTATTGCTGGTTTCTTTCCCGCTCATCCAGCAGTTCCAGCACAATCGATGGTGTTACCAATTCATGGAAAAGGTCTGCGTCAAATCCCCAGTCGTCATGCATTGCCTGCTCTGCCGCTTCACGCAGTGCCTGAGAGTTAATTTCGCTCACTTCGAACCTCTCTGTTTACTGATAAGCTCCAGATCTTCCTGGCAACTTGCACAAGTCCGACAACCCTGAACGACCAGGCGTCTTCGTTCATCTATCGGATCGCCACACTCACAACAATGAGTGGCAGATATAGCCTGGTGGTTCAGGCGGCGCATTTTTATTGCTGTGTTGCGCTGTAATTCTTCAATTTCTGATGCTGAATCAATGATGTCTGCCATCTTCCATTAATCCCTGAATTGTTGGTTAATACGCTTGAGGGTGAATGCGAATAATAAAAAAGGAGCCTGTAGCTCCCTGATGATTTTGCTTTTCATGTTCATCGTTCCTTAAAGACGCCGTTTAACATGCCGATTGCCAGGCTTAAATGAGTCGGTGTGAATCCCATCAGCGTTACCGTTTCGCGGTGCTTCTTCAGTACGCTACGGCAAATGTCATCGACGTTTTTATCCGGAAACTGCTGTCTGGCTTTTTTGATTTCAGAATTAGCCTGACGGGCAATGCTGCGAAGGGCGTTTTCCTGCTGAGGTGTCATTGAACAAGTCCCATGTCGGCAAGCATAAGCACACAGAATATGAAGCCCGCTGCCAGAAAAATGCATTCCGTGGTTGTCATACCTGGTCTCTCTCATCTGCTTCTGCTTTCGCCACCATCATTTCCAGCTTTTGTGAAAGGGATGCGGCTAACGTATGAAATTCTTCGTCTGTTTCTACTGGTATTGGCACAAACCTGACTCCAATTTGAGCGAGGCTATGTGCCATCTCGATACTCGTTCTTAACTCAACGGGAGATGCTTTGTGCATACAGCTCCCCGTTTATTATTTATCTCCTCAGCCAGCCGCTGTGCTTTCAGTGGATTTCTGATAACAGAAAGGCCGGGAAATACCCAGCCTCGCTTTGTAATGGAGTAGACGAAAGTGATCGCGCCTACCCGGATATTATCGTGAGGATGCGTCATCGCCATTGCTCCCCAAATACAAAACCAATTTCAGCCAGTGCCTCGTCCATTTTTTCGATGAACTCCGGCACCATCTCGTCAAAACTCGCCATGTACTTTTCATCCCGCTCAACCACGACATAATGCAGTCCTTCACGCTTCATACGCGGGTCATAGTTGGCAAAGTACCAGGCATCTTTTCGTGTCACCCACATGCTGTACTGCACCTGGGCCATGTAAGCCGACTTTATGGCCTCGAAACCACCGAGCCGGAACTTCATGAAATCCCGGGAGGTAAACGGGCATTTCAGCTCAAGGCCATTGCCGTCACTGCATAAACCATCGGGAGAGCAGGCGGTGCGCATACTTTCGTCGCGATAGATGATCGGGGATTCAGTAACATTCACGCCGGAAGTGAATTCAAACAGAGTTCTGGCGTCGTTCTCGTACTGTTTTCCCCATGCCAGCGCCTTAGCATTAACTTCCGGAGCCACACCGGTGCAAACCTCAGCCAGCAGGGTGTGGAAGTAGGACATTTTCATGTCAGGCCACTTCTTTCCTGAGCGGGGCTTGGCTATCACGTTGTGAACTTCTGAAGCGGTGATGACGCCGAGCCGTAATTTGTGCCATGCATCATCCCCCTGTTCGACAGCTCTTACGTCGATCCCGGTACGCTGCAGTATAATGTCCGGTGTCATGCTGCCACCTTCTGCTCAGTGGCTTTCTGTTTCAGGAATCCAAGAGCTTTCACTGCTTCGGCCTGTGTCAGTTCTGACGATGCGCGAATGTCGCGGCGAAATATCTGGGAACAGAGCGGCAATAAGTCGTCATCCCATGTTTTATCCAGGGCGATCAGCAGAGTGTTAATCTCCTGCATGGTTTCATCGTTAACCGGAGTGATGTCGCGTTCCGGCTGACGTTCTGCAGTGTATGCAGTATTTTCGACAATGCGCTCGGCTTCATCCTTGTCATAGATACCAGCAAATCCGAAGGCCAGACGGGCACACTGAATCATGGCTTTATGACGTAACATCCGTTTGGGATGCGACTGCCACGGCCCCGTGATTTCTCTGCCTTCGCGGGTTTTGAATGGTTCGCGGCGGCATTCATCCATCCACTCGGTAACGCAGATCGGATGATTACGGTCCTTGCGGTAAATCCGGCATGTGCAGGATTCATTGTCCTGCTCAAAGTCCATGCCATCAAACTGCTGGTTTTCATTGATGATACGGGACCAGCCATCAACGCCCACCACCGGAACGATGCCGTTCTGCTTGTCAGGGAAGGCGTAAATTTCTTTCGTCCACGGATTAAGGCCGTACTGGTTGGCGACGATCAACAATGCGATGAACTGCGCATCGCTGGCATCACCTTTAAATGCCGTCTGGCGAAGAGTGGTGATCAGTTCCTGTGGGTCGACAGAATCCATGCCGACACGTTCAGCCAGCCTCCCTGCCAGCGTTGCGAGTGCTGTACTCATCCGTTTTATACCTCTGAATCAATATCAACCTGGTGGTGAGCAATGGTTTCAACCATGTACCGGATGTGTTCTGCCATGCGCTCCTGAAACTCAACATCGTCATCAAACGCACGGGTAATGGCTTTTTTGCTGGCCCCGTGGCGTTGCAAATGATCGATGCATAGCGATTCAAACAGGTGCTGGGGCAGGCCTTTTTCCATGTCGTCTGCCAGTTCTGCCTCTTTCTCTTCACGGGCGATCTGCTGGTAGTGACGCGCCCAGCTCTGAGCCTCAAGACGATCCTGAATGTAATAAGCGTTCATGGCTGAACTCCTGAAAATGGCTGTGAAAATATCGCCCGCGAAATGCCAGGCTGATTAGGAAAACAGGAAAGGGGGTTAGTGATTCAGGCCGTTGCCGCGTCCGTCGAGAAAAACTTCCACGAGCAAGTCACGGGTATAAGTGCGCTCGATGCCGCGATGCAGATAAAGCCGTCCGCGTAAATTAGCTGATGCAGTCCAGGTACCATCTTTGTGTTTGACCAGCATTCCTGGCATGACCGCACCGCGATTAACAGTCTGCGTTCCGTAATGTTGATGAACCATAAAAACTCCTGCCCGTAAGCTGGGCTGCTGAACATATAAAGACTTCTGCGCGTATTCAGGCGGTGGATGGCCGCCGGTTGTCATAACTAAGCCGCCTCGTTGAAGCGACTGAGGTATGAAGTGTTGAGTTGATTTCAGCTGGTCACACCGACGTTCACGCGTCCGCTTCACCCCTCGCACTCCCCGGAGCCTGCTGAAATTCAAGCTGCGGATCTAAGCGGTCATCGCAACGGTGAATCAGGTGATTGCCGTATCGTTGTGTTGTTGCGATATGGTGATAATAGCTATTGCTATTGATGATATCAATACTTATTGCTATTGCTAGATGTGTTTTGATATTAAATGTTTGATAGCAAAAAGAATTAATTTTGTGACTTGCATCGCATAGCGATAACTGAAGTGAGGTGTGGTGGTTTTTTGGACGGTATGAGTTATGAGGGGGAGGAAAAGAAAACCCGGCGCGGTTGCCGGGGGCTTTTTATAGTGTGTTAGGTAAATAGAATATCAGCCTACTGTTCTAAAGATGAGAAGTGGTGTCATCCCATACGAATCACTTCCTCTACCAGCTTGTACCTTGACCATATCCAGGAAGGATTGTAATCCTGACTTGAGATCGTGTTCAGGGAAATCAAGAGGGTTATTGATATTCTGATCTTGTACAGAATCTGGCAAGGCATCAATCAATCCAATGACATGCCAGGTACCCGGTATGGTGCCACCATATTTTAAGGCTAAGTCATCAGGATTAATTGTTAAATATTCTTTATCAATAGACATCCACATCAGGTTGCCATTCTCATCAATAAAATCAACCTGGAGGATGTTGGGAACGATATTAATGAGTTTCTTAACTACACCAATGGTAAGCCCAGGAGATATCTCAATTTCATCTGGGGTGAGTTTCCCTTTAAGCTTCGCTTTGGCTTTTGGGGGAAGGTTGACCGTGTTTAATTGTGCTTGGGCTATCTCACCAAAAATAGGCATAATTTTCTGAATAGTTGACACATCAAAAATGCGCATTTTTCCAACAGAATGAACAACTGAACCAAGATTCTCACCATTAAGTCCAGTTTTAATCATTCCTGCTTCATCTAATTTATCGAGAAAATTAATTGGTAATGACCATGAAGCGTCGAAAGTTTTCTCTTGCGAATGTGTTAAGGCGTCGTCAGTCCCCACTTTTCCTTTAAGAATCTTGACGCTTAATTCAACGGATTTATTAGATTTATCTGTGTCAGAAGTAGTTTGTTTTACGCTCGTCACTACACCAGCATTGTGAAGCTGGGCTGTGAGGGAGCTAACGCGTACACGGTCTATGTAAAGAAAATCAAATAGTGAATCTGTGCTTTGTTGTTCGAGCTCCATTTTGCCAATCCTCTCTAAATTTTTCTTTTTCCTCGCGAATTCTTTTTTGCTTTTCATCTATCTCATCGAAAAGTTGAATGAGTTCATCCACACCATGTGAAGGCGTCTCTGATTTCACTTTCTTCAAAATTTTCTTGAACATGATGATTTTCCATAGAGAACTGACTGTACAAATTATGTTCTCTTTGTCACATGAAAGCAACTGTACCAGGACAAGCAAAGTGTGTCTCCAAAGATCGCTTTAATCACATGTTACAGCTTTTTTGTCAGCTTTGGTCCCATGAAGACGCTTTACCCATGCTTCCTGTATGTCTGCGGCATGCTCCCAATAACCTTACCGAAGATGAACACCCGGTTCATCTCGTCTTTCTCGATCGGGTCCCACGGCGAGTAGCTCTTGTTATCAGAGATAACCAGCAGCTTATCCTTCATCATTTGAAGACGTTTTACATGGGCAGTGTCGTCGTACAGAAACGCATAGATGCCATCACCGTCGAAAGATTTAACAGTGATATCAACGAACAGCAGGTCACCTGGTTCGATCGTTCCTGACATGCTGTCACCACGCACGTTAATGATGCGGATATTTTCCGCCTTCCTGCCATCGAACATGTGACGAGCATCGTCAAACGAGTATTCAACCGAGCGTAGAACTTCTACAAACTCACGGTTGATTACACCCGGCCCGGCACTGACTTCCATATCAAGAACGTCAATTTTGAAGTATTTGGAATGGCTGACAGCAGGCTTCCCTGATTGTTGACCGTCATTTCTCATCGGGCCTATGCCTGATGAGAGCCATTCTGTTCGAACACCCAATGCATTAGCTATTTCAACAATTTTTGTTGAGCCGCGCGCGTTGCCGCTTGTCAGTCTCCAGATTGTGGGTTGAGCTACGCCAGACGCCTTTGCAAGAGCGCCTTGAGACATTCCAGATTGTTCCATCGCTAGGTTTAAGCGATCAGCAAGAGTTTCTTTTTTCATAAGTTTTAATTTATACGCTTGCGTATTGATGGTCAAAACACGTTTTGCTATTGCTTGGATTAATACGCATTGCTATTATTCATTCATTGCAATACCAATAGGAATTGATAATGACAAATCAAACCATTCAACTCGCAATCAGTATTACAGGTAGTCAAAAACGACTGGCAGATCTATGCGGTGTAGCCCAACCCACAGTTTGGCGTTGGCTACACGGTGGCGGAATTGATGCCCGCTATGTAATGAAAATTGTCTCAGCCACTGGTGGAAAGATTAAACCAGCAGATATTCGTCCCGACCTCGCACCATTGTTTAACGCGAGTAATTCTGCCGCCTAAACTGCGGCGTTAACTGATAAGGCAATGACTATGCAACCACTTACATACCAACAGACTAGCGGATTTAGCCCAACTGCGGTGATAAATCGTTCTCAAACAAAACAGGTGCCAGGCCACGAAAAAATCCGTGATGCCGTCCGCGCCTGGTCGGCTGTAGATAATCAGGATGTCGTTGCCACACTCATTGTGAATGAGTATCGGGAGCAGGGCGGCGGCACCATCGATTTCCCTGATGATGTCAGCCGTGCACGCCAGAAGCTGTTCCGCTTCCTCGATAACAAATTCGATTCTGAAAAATACCGAAATAACGTGCGTGAACTGACCCCGGCAATTCTGGCGGTACTACCGCTGGAATATCGCGGTTACCTGGTTGAGCAGGATAGCTTCATGGCTAGGTTGGCTGAAATGGAAAAGGAACTCAGCGAGGCAAAACAGGCTGTCATTCTCAACGCACCACGCCACCAGAAACTGAAGGAAATTAGTGAAGGTATTGTGTCGATGTTTCGTGTGGACCCAGATCTGGCTGGTCCATTGATGGCGATGGTTACTACCATGCTGGGGGCGATATGACAGGTTCAGAAATGGCGAAAGCCGGTCTGCTGGAACAGAACCGACTTTCAGGTGCAAATCGTAACACACTCATTGCGGGAGGAATTATGGCAAACACTGCTGAGATATTCAATTTTCCTGTGCCGGATGCGGCACAAAAGGAGCCGCGCGTGGCAGATCTCGATGATGGTTATACGCGCATTGCAAATGAGTTGCTGGAAGCTGTAATGCTGGCCGGATTAACACAGCACCAGCTTCTGGTCTTCCTGGCTGTCATGCGCAAAACATATGGCTTTAATAAAAAACTGGATTGGGTGAGCAACGAGCAACTTTCCGAGTTGACCGGGATATTGCCGCACAAGTGTTCTGCTGCAAAAAGTGTTCTGGTAAAGCGTGGGATTTTTATTCAGAGCGGGCGGAATATCGGCATCAATAATGTGGTCAGTGAATGGTCAACATTACCCGAATCAGGTAAGAAAAATAAAGTTTACCTGAAAGAGGTAAATTTACCTGAATCAGGTAAGAAAAGTTTACCCAAATCAGGTAAAGGCGTTTACCCGAATCAGGTAAACACAAAAGACAAACTAACAAAAGACAATATAAAACCTTTTTCGTCCGAGAATTCTGGCGAATCCTCTGACCAACCAGAAAACGATCTTCCTGTGGTGAAACCAGATGCTGCAATTCAGAGCGGCAGCAAGTGGGGGACAGCAGAAGACCTGACCGCCGCAGAGTGGATGTTTGACATGGTGAAGACCATCGCGCCATCAGCCAGAAAACCGAATTTTGCAGGGTGGGCTAACGATATCCGCCTGATGCGTGAACGTGACGGACGTAACCACCGCGACATGTGCGTGCTGTTCCGCTGGGCATGCCAGGACAACTTCTGGTCCGGTAACGTGCTAAGTCCGGCCAAACTCCGCGACAAGTGGACCCAGCTCGAAATCAACCGTAACAAGCAACAGGCAGGCGTGACAGCCAGCAAACCAAAACTCGACCTGACAAACACAGACTGGATTTACGGGGTTGATCTATGAAAAACATCGCCGCACAGATGGTTAACTTTGACCGTGAGCAGATGCGTCGGATCGCCAACAACATGCCGGAACAGTACGACGAAAAGCCGCAGGTACAGCAGGTAGCGCAGATCATCAACGGTGTGTTCAGCCAGTTACTGGCAACTTTCCCTGCGAGCCTGGCTAACCGTGACCAGAACGAACTGAACGAAATTCGCCGCCAGTGGGTTCTGGCTTTCCGGGAAAACGGGATCACCACAATGGAACAGGTTAACGCTGGAATGCGCGTAGCCCGTCGGCAGAATCGACCATTCCTGCCATCACCCGGGCAGTTTGTCGCCTGGTGCCGGGAAGAAGCATCCGTTACCGCCGGGCTGCCAAACGCCAGCGAGCTGGTTGATATGGTTTACGAGTATTGCCGGAAACGTGGCCTGTATCCGGATGCAGAGTCTTATCCGTGGAAATCAAACGCGCACTACTGGCTGGTTACCAACCTGTATCAGAACATGCGGGCCAATGCGCTGACTGATGCGGAATTACGGCGCAAGGCTGCCGATGAACTGGCCTGTATGACAGCGCGAATTAACCGTGGTGAGGCGATACCTGAACCAGTAAAACAACTTCCTGTCATGGGCGGTAGACCTCTAAATCGTGCACAGACTCTGGCGAAGATCGCAGAAATCAAAGCTAAGTTTGGGCTGAAAGGAGCAAGGGTATGACGGGCAAAGAGGCAATTATTCATTACCTGGGGACTCATAAGAACTTCTGTGCGCAGGACGTTGCCGCGGTAACAGGCGCAACCGTAACCAGCATAAATCAGGCTGCGGCTAAAATGGCGCGGGCAGGAATCCTGGTCGTTGATGGTAAGGTCTGGCGAACGGTGTATTACCGGTTCGCTACCAGAGAAGAACGGGAAGGAAAGGTGAGCACGAATCTGATTTTTAAGGAGTGTCGTCAAAGTGCCGCGATGAAGCGGGTGTTGATGGTTTGGGGGAGGGTAGGGTATTGAAATCAATGGAATTTCCAAAACCTAAAGTTATAATAACAAGGCCTCAATGGCTGGTTTTTATATCTTTTGCACATAAAATAAGGGTTTAAGCGATGATTTTTATTAGTCATAATTATAAAGACAAAGCTTTCGTTGGGTATATTGCAGATAAAATTGCAGATATATATGGCAGGGATAACGTATTTTATGATTCGTGGTCAATTCAGCCTGGTGAAGGGATTATTGAACGAATGAATGATGGAATCGAATCCGTTAAAATTTTCTTTTTCTTTGTTACAAAAAATAGCCTTAAGAGTGATATGGTGTCTTTAGAATGGCAGAATGCACTTATGAAAGCCGCCACTGGAGATGTTAAATTCATTGCTATACGTTGTGATGAATCACCTATGCCTGCACTTCTTACTCAAAAAGTGTATTTGGACCTTTATACAAATGGTATAGATGTAGTGATAGCACAAATGAATGATATTATCTCTGGTAAAAGCACTTATAAACCTCAGGATGAATTATTCTCCAATCTTTCATATGACTTTAAAACAGAATCCAATAAAGTAATAGTTAGGGTTTCCGCTGATCATTTTAGCGAGGTTACCGCTGACTTTTTGTTCTTATTTACTAATAAATTAAAGGATAATGAATTAAGATATAATGTATTAGGTGAAAGTGGTTTTATCCAAGGTTTCCGTTCAGACTATAAACTAAGCACGGGTGAAGTGTTTAGCGCACAAATGGTTGCATTAATGCATGGTCTTAAACCAAAAATTCATTTGACTGTGGAGTTTTGGCTTGATTCAGGAGATGAACTTATTCTCGCACATGTTATGAGTAAAACATCAACAGATCAGTACACGACCATACCATACAAGAAAAAAACAGATTTTAGCGGCTTTAACATGAAATTCTAAAATTGATTTTCCATAATCAAACCGCCATACTTGTGTCACCGGAGCTTGAACAACTTCGGTGACTTCTGCGCTAAACGGGGACGTTTATGCGCACATACAATCCAAACTCTCTTCTCCCTTCACAGATGCAGAAATGTACCTGCGATTTTTTGCATCCAGCGTTTGACCTCTGCGGAGGTGAAGCGTGAACCTCCCACAAGATGGTATCAAATTGCATCGCGGTAACTTCACCGCTATCGGTCGGCAGATCCAGCCTTATCTGGAGGACGGCAAATGCTTTCGCATGGTGCTTAAACCGTGGCGCGAGAGACGCAGTCTTTCCCAGAATGCACTCAGCCACATGTGGTACAGCGAAATCAGTGAATACCTCATCAGCAGGGGTAAAACGTTCGCCACTCCAGCTTGGGTAAAAGATGCTCTCAAACACACATATCTCGGTTATGAAACCAAAGACCTGGTTGATGTCGTAACCGGTGATATCACCACTATCCAGTCGTTACGCCATACCTCCGATCTTGATACCGGAGAGATGTATGCCTTCCTGTGTAAGGTTGAAGCCTGGGCGATGAATATTGGCTGCCACCTGACTATTCCGCAGAGCTGCGAGTTCCAGCTGCTGCGCGACAAGCAGGAGGCGTAATGGCTACACCGCTTATTCGTGTCATGAACGGACACATCTACAAAGTACCAAATCGTCGTAAGCGTAAACCTGAGCTGAAGCCATCCGAAATACCAACTCTGCTCGGATATACCGCCAGCCTGGTTGATAAAAAATGGTTGCGACTGGCAGCAAGGAGGAATCATGGCTGATTTGAGAAAAGCAGCGCGTGGTCGGGAATGCCAGGTAAGAATCCCTGGCGTATGTAATGGCAATTCTGAAACGTCTGTACTGGCACATATCCGGCTGGCTGGATTGTGCGGTACCGGTATCAAACCGCCAGACCTGATTGCCACTATCGCATGTTCTGCCTGTCACGACGAAATCGACCGCCGCACACATTTTGTCGATGCTGAGTATGCAAAAGAATGCGCGCTGGAAGGTATGGCGAGAACACAGGTTATCTGGCTGAAAGAGGGGGTTATTAAGGCGTGAATACTTACAGCATCACATTACCCTGGCCTCCGAGCAATAATCGCTATTACCGCCATAATCGCGGGCGCACGCACATCAGCGCAGAGGGGCAGGCATACCGCGATAACGTCGCCCGAATCATTAAAAACGCAATGCTGGATATCGGCCTGGCTATGCCTGTGAAAATCCGTATTGAGTGCCACATGCCGGATCGCCGTCGCCGTGACCTGGATAATCTGCAAAAAGCCGCTTTTGACGCACTCACCAAAGCAGGTTTCTGGCTGGATGATGTTCAGGTCGTTGATTACCGTGTTGTGAAGATGCCCGTTACCAAAGGTGGGAAGTTGGAGCTGACCATCACCGAACTGGGAGATGAATGATGTTTGAGTCTTATATGGCAGAACGTCTTCGCCGCCGCTGGGTGCGCCTGCGCTTATATCGTTTTCCCGGTTCTGTTTTGACCGATTACCGAATACTGAAGAATTACGCCAAAACACTGAAAGGAGCTGCCGCATGAATATCCAATATTTACAGTATGTTCGCGAGCAACTCATGGTGGCTACCGCTGATTTGAGCGGAGTAACGAAAGGCCAGCTTGAAGCCTGGCTGGAGCATGCTCAATTTGATACTGGTACATACAAACGAAAGAAGCCGCGCATTCTGGATGAGGTAACTGGCAGGATGATTACGCTGGATAATCCGCCGATTTCCGGTAAGCAGTCGTACGCAAAAGGTTCATCCATTGCACTGGTCAGCCAGGTTGAGTTCTCAACATCTTCATGGCGCCGCGCGGTTCTGTCTCTCGAAGAACACCAGAAAGCGTGGTTGCTGTGGAGTTACAGCGAAAGTGTTCGCTGGGAGCATCAGGTTGCCATAACGCAGTGGGCATGGAACGAGTTTAAGGCTCTGTTAGGTACAAGAAAAATTGCCAGTAAGACACTGGAACGCTTAAAGAAGTTGATCTGGCTGGCGGCACAGGATGTGAAGAACGAGCTGGCAGGGCGTAAGACCTATGAATACCAGGAGCTGGCATCACTGGTGGGAGTGACATCAAAAAACTGGTCTGAGACATTTACTGAACGCTGGGTTGCAATGAAGCACATTTTTCTACAGCTTGATAGCCAAGCTTTATTGCTTTTAACGAAAACACGTTCAAAACAAAAGGCGACATTTTCACAGCAAAGTATTGCAAAACTGGATTAAAAAGCATATATTTCGTGTAAATCTGATATTTTGCCAATGTTGTACGCACTGGCAGTAATCCAAATTCAAGCCCGAGGTTTAAAACTTTGGGCTTTTCTGTTTCTGGACGGTGAGTAGCCTTCCAACCTACCCCAGCCAGGGTGTTTCAGCTGTTGAGTTGATATTGCTTAACCCTCTGTTGCCAGCTACATGCTGGCTTTTTTATTCCAGGCTTGCGGGGAGCATCAACTCCGTGCTTTGTCGTTAAATTACCCCGTGAGCCTGATTTCTGACATTTAACGTCCCGGCCTTTTGTCGGCGGCGAAACATTGGCTATTCATATGCACGAAAAAGAGAGCCTTGCCGGAGCGTTCTGGCTCGTTTTGCTGATCATCGCAGGTTGGGGCGGTCTGGTCCGCTACCTGATAGATGTGAAGCAGAGTAAAGCAACGTGGAGTTGGATAAATGCTCTGGCTCAGATAGTGGTATCAGGATTCACCGGTGTTATTGGTGGCCTGATCAGCATCGAAAGTGGATTCAGTATTTACATGATTCTCGCGACAGCGGGGATTAGTGGTGCGATGGGTTCGGTTGCACTGACGTACTTCTGGGAACGACTGACAGGGGTGAAAAATGCAAAATCTTAATCCTCAGCGTAAGGCTTTCCTCGATATGGTGGCATGGTCAGAGGGAACTGATAACGGACGGCAGAAAACCAGAAATCATGGTTATGACGTCATTGTAGGAGGAGAGCTATTCACTGATTACTCCGATCACCCTCGCAAACTTGTCACGCTAAACCCCAAACTCAAATCAACAGCCGCCGGACGCTACCAGCTTCTTTCCCGTTGGTGGGATGCCTACCGCAAGCAGCTTGGCCTGAAAGACTTCTCTCCCAAAAGCCAGGACGCTGTGGCATTGCAGCAGATTAAGGAGCGTGGCGCTTTACCGATGATTGATCGCGGTGATATTCGTCAGGCAATCGACCGTTGCAGCAATATCTGGGCTTCACTGCCCGGTGCTGGCTACGGTCAGTATGAACACAAGATCGATAGTCTGATTGCCAAATTCAAAGAAGCTGGCGGGGTGGTTAATGAAACTTCGCTATAAGCTGGTTATTTCTGCTTTCCTCCTGACTTTATTCGGTTCTCTCGTCTGGTCAGCTAATCATTACCACAATAAAGCCATTGAATACAAAAAACAGCGCGACGAAAACGCTATGGCATTAGATTCGGCTATGGCGACGATCTCTGATATGCAGAAGCGTCAACGTGACGTAGCAGAACTCGATGCCAGATATACAAAGGAGCTTGCTGATGCTAACGCGACTATCGAAAGTCTCCGTGCTGATGTTTCTGCTGGTCGTAAGCGCCTGCAAGTCGCCGCCACCTGTGCAAAGTCAACGACCGGAGCCAGCGGCATGGGCGATGGAGAAAGCCCAGGACTTACAGCAGATGCTGAACTCAATTATTACCGTCTCCGAAGTGGAATCGACAGGATAACCGCGCAGGTTAACTACCTGCAGGAGTACATCAGGACTCAGTGCCTGAAATAATTTTTTTGCAAATCACAAAGTCCATTTAATGAGCCTCGCGAAAAGCGGGGCTTTTTTATGTCCGCAGTAAACCGCGCATCTCACGCGCATATTAACGAGAGCCTTTCAGTAAGCGAGCCTGAGAAATGCCGTTATAGGTGGCGACCTCTCTCGGGCGGCTTTTCTGTGAGACAGGCTCACTTTCTAAAAGGTAAAGACGCTATGAAAGCAATCACGCTTTTTAATACACCGATCCGTGTTGATGAATCAGGAATGATCTGCCTCACTGATATGTGGAAAGCCAGTGGTAAAAGTGAATCTGAATCGCCTTACCACTACCTGCGAAACAAGCAGACCAAAGAGTTCTTAGCCGAGCTGGAGAAAAACCACGAATCTGTGGTTTTTACTGAGCGCGGTGTACACGGTGGAACATATGGCGGGAAGTTTGTTGCTTACGATTATGCGGCTTGGTTAAACCCCGGGTTCAAGTACGCGGCCTATAAAGTCCTCGATGACTACTTCACCGGAGAACTTCAGCATCGCAACAGCTTAAGTGCGCAGCTCAACATGAAATGTCATGAGTTTGACCAGAAGAAAGACATGGCGAGCTTCTGCGGACAAGGGCTGGCAGCATGGCGCTATACGAAGCCAGTGTTGGTCGCTGAGATTAACTCCCTGGCTAACCAGCTGCAGATTACGATCCCCGGGCTTCTGGGATGAGTGATCGTGTTATTGAATGCGCCTCCAGAGCGGGGCGCGACTTCTCAGAGTTCATGAAAGGCGAGAAGGGCATGATGGAAGCATTGGCCTCGGTGGATGAGTTTGGCGAGCAGCTGCGCCTCAACGGCTGTGTCAATCATCACTTTGTTAGCTACATGATGCGGAACTCGATCATGCAGGCATTCATGGACATGGCAAAAGCCGAGAGGAAAGAAGAGCGCCGGCGTAAGCGAGCGGAAGCAAAAGCGAAGTAGCCATTACAAAGCCCATCTACTGGTGGGCTTGATAATGAAACCGGAATTTATTCTGGGCAACCAGTTACGGCAGTACAGCGAAACAACCCAAGCCAGTAAGTGGGGAAATAACACTGGCAGCCACTGAAAGATGAACCTCCTGCCTTATGGCAAAAAAGATTCTTTGTGGTGGCGGACTGATGGAAAGACATCGGTTATTGCAGAGGCCATTCAATGAGTGGTCTCGACAATGGCTTATACCATGCACGGGATAACTTAACTGATATCCCTTTTAACGGATAAACGGAGCCAATAATGGCAGAGAATGTCGGCATTATGGCAGTGAAATTTGGATAAATCGGAGATTAGTACATATGCCGCCACGAATCCCAAAAGCCTGCCGTGTTCGCGGTTGCCGCCATACCACCACAGCTCCTTCCGGCTATTGCGAAAGCCACAAAAACGAAGGCTGGAAGCAATACAAGCCAGGACAATCCCGTCATCAGCGCGGCTACGGTTCGAAATGGGATGCTATCCGTGAACGTGTGCTGCAACGTGACAAAGGCCTGTGTCAGTTATGTCTGCGTGCTGGTGTGGCGCGTGAAGCGAAAACCGTTGACCACATCATCCCTAAAGCACATGGCGGCACTGATGCCGACAGTAATCTGCAGAGTCTGTGCTGGCCGTGTCATAAGGCGAAGACGGCCCGTGAACGGCTAAAGTGATAATAATTCTCAACTGCCTAGTGATAATAATTCTCAACTGCATGGGGGGAGGGGCGGGTCAAATCTCTACAGCCCTGACTGTTCGGGACTGCCCGCCCCATCGT